AAACATTGTTTTATTTATACTATTGGTTTTATGCCAATTCTATTTGCCTTGGATTTCCCGTTTTGGAAATGGCTGATTTCTGTTGGCGTCTTATTTATTTCCCATTTTTATTTAGATACTTATCATTTAGTGTATCTGTGGGCTAAATATATAAGAAAACCACCAGAAATGGTTACTCCTGAAACTAAAACCCATGTAGACGGTTACATTGAGGTTTTACCTCCTAGCTCTAAACGTGGATTTATTAAGTTTGTTGACACTACATTAGGAAAAATTTTAATGATTTCTATTGACCAAATAAGCCATTTAATGTTCTTATGGGTCATAGTTTTACTGGCGATAATCAAATTATGAAATTAACAGCAACCAAACCTTATTTAGAGACTTCAGGTCAAGAAGAAGAGAGATTCTTTTCTATCCAAGACACGGGAATGTTATTTGACATCTTGAGAAATAAGATGTATTCTAATCCCATCTTAGCTATTGCTCGAGAAATCTCGTGTAATGCACGAGATGCTCATCGAGAAGTAGGGAAAGATGATGAGCCAATTCATATTCAGCTGCCTAATCGTCTACAACCAGAATATAGAATTAAAGATTTTGGACCTGGTATTAGTCCAGATCGTATGTATAATATCTTTATTAAGTATACGGCGAGTACTAAAAGACACGACAATGTTCAAACGGGAGGTTTTGGATTAGGTGCTAAAACTCCATTTTCTTATAGTGATTCTTTTTCTATTGTCACAGTTCATGATCACATTAAATACGTTTATAATTGTTTGATTGATGAAACGAAAGTAGGTAAAATTCTTTTAGTTCATCAAGAGGCCACTACGCAGCCTAGTGGTACGGAAATTATTATTCCGGTGTTAGCTAAACATTTCACTGAATTTATGACTTGGACCGAGCAAGCCTGTCGGTATTGGAAGGTTCGCCCCATTATTTTTGGCAATAAATTAGAGTGGGAATCCGAAGAATATGTGTTACAACAGCCTCAGTGGGCGTTACTAGATAATAAAAGTGAGAGACATCATCTCAAAATTATTGTAGATGGCGTACCTTATTCGGTAGATAGCTCAGTGTTAAGCAAGTATGGAAATATTGAGATAGTCGATGCTTGTTATCGGCAGTTTATTTTATATTTTGAAGTTGGAGAATTAAGTCTTTCTTCTAATCGAGAACAAATTTATTTAGATGAGCCAACTCAAAAGAAAATTTTAGATAGACTCAAGCAAATTAAAAAAGAAATAAATAATATTCTTCAAGAAGAATTAAATAAATCTAATAATTTGTGGGAAGCTAATTCTTACTATCATCAAATTATTAGCAAAAAATTTAATCTTAAATTCTTTTCCAATTTTTCTTGGAAAGATGTTCCATTGCAACCATCTAACTACGTAACCCTCCCATGTAATGTTTTCCATTTTGGAAAAGGCTCTTATTCTGGTAGGTACCGAGCGGCTGCCGATAAAATTTATCGACAAGTAAGAACACATGTTTCGTTTGAAAAACAATCAGCCTTATACATTAATGATGTGGAATTGAATGAAGTATCATCACGACATGTCAAAAAAGCATTTGAAAATGATCCTAGCTTAATGCATATTCAGGTTATTTCACCAGATTCTCCTGAAACTTTGCAGAAAATACAAGATAATTTCAATTTAGACCAAATGGAGCCACGATTACTCTCCAGTATTACTACAGCTACGGGAAAGAAAAAATCTACTACTACTCAGAAATTCATTATTTATAAATTTGACCCGCAAACAGAAAGCTTTCAAAAAGTACCTTTTGCTTCGGTTAAAAAAGATACTAATGAAAAAGTGCTCTGTAATATTTATAAACCGTCTCGCAGAAATGCCAAATATTCTTTAGATTCCAACTCTTATAGTTATTGGGTAGATCCTGAACTATTGAATGCGATTTATTACGATAAATCGGGTCGCGTTAGTAATATTTCTTTTTATGGAGTAGTTAGCCACACCCCACAAGCTAAAATTATAGAAAATTTATCACAGTTTATTCCATTAAACCAGTTTATTTCAGATCGGATAGCTAATCCCTCTATTTTTGAGATGAAAAGAATTAAATTCTTCATGGAAAATGATTATTCTGATTGGCGATACCATTGCAATCGACAGATTTTATCTGATTTAATTTCAAATAAAGATAGTTTTGCTCTTACTTGGTGTAAATCTTTTATAGATTTTAAAGCAGCTTCTAAGTTGGAAAAAATAGCCGTGTCATTGTATGAAAAAATACATGGGCCAATTCCAAATTATGATGTACAGCAATTTGCTCAACAACACCCAGAATTAAATCTATCTTCTTTAGATGAGAAGTTTAAAGAAAAATATCCCTTATTAGCTCACTTACGTGATACTTCCAATTTAGAAGATCATATGGCAAATTATATCAATTTAATTGACAATCAACAAGGACAAAATTATGAATAAAAAACTATCTTATGCTATTACTGACAAAAATATTACCGTTAACTATGATGGTCAGACACATATTGTCTCTCGATCAGAAGATCCAACCTTAGCAGAACAGCTATTACAAGCTTTACGAGAAAATCGACAGGATGAGATTCCAGATCTAATCAGTGCCGCTACTCGCATTGAATCTTATGGGCAAGGAGACTTTAAAGTAGTAAATGGTGAAGTCCATATCAATGGTCAACCTGTTCATAGTTCGTTAGCTAAGAAAATTCTAGATTTTCATAGCGACAAACTACCTCATTTACCTTTAGTTAATTTTGCTAAAAATTTACAAAGAAATCCTTCTTTTCGTGCAGTTAATGAATTGTTTAATTTTCTAGATAAAAATGACCATCCCATTACTGAAGATGGCAAATTTATTGCTTATAAAAAGGTTCGACCCGATTTTAAAGATATCCACTCTGGAACCTTTGACAACTCTCCTGGGCAAGTTGTCTCCATGCCTCGTAACCAAGTAGATGAGGACCCTACTCGCACTTGTAGTGCTGGCTTGCATGTAGCTAACTGGACTTATGCTCATGATCATTTTGGGTCTCCTTCTGATGTCATGTTAGAAGTAGAAGTGGATCCGGCCGATGTCGTCTCCGTCCCGGTTGACTATGATAGCTCTAAAATGAGAGTCTGCCAGTATACAGTGTTAGGTGTGGTAGATCGCCAGCATTCATCCAACGATCGTCTTCGTTCTAATAGTTCAACATTTTCTTCTAGTCATGAAGAAGATGACTTCAAAGATGAAGAAGATGATTTTGAAGATGAATATGGAGATTATGACGATGATGATTATAACGACTTTTATTATACGCAAGGCTGATTAATTATTGCCACTGTTTGTTCTTCACAATTCGGTGTATTTGCGTGCTCGATACACCGAATTGCCGGGATAACTGACTTAAACTATAATTACCTGTAGCATATAATTGGCGTATTTGATCTATTTGTTGGTCAGTTAATTTTCGACGGCAACTTAATAATGCCGCCTTCACATGAGCTTTCATCTTATTGCCAAAATTGCCATTAGCAGCCCCATATAAGCGCTTTCCATACATTGGATTACCTGGACCTGCATGTAAGTGAGATAGTTTTAATTTTTGTGCAGTGGAACAGGGCCGGCCTATTTGGCCTTCTCCTCCGGCCGTTTGATTATACAATTGATAGCGATTCAAGATTAATTCGGCAATCCAGTTTATTTCGGCTTGACAGGCATCTTCCCAAGAATTAAATTCTTCAACCACCTTAAAAGTAAAGTTATTAACTCCATATTTAGCAAGAGCTTGATGGATAGGATATTTTTTATTTTTTAGAGATTGTGATTGATGACGCTTCCATCGTTTAGCCGGATGACGAGTAATGCCGACATACATTTTATGAGTAATGTGATTAAAGATTAAATATAGAAAGCAAGCGACAGGCAAAGATGGTGGCATGGCGCAGATATATATCGTCAAGAATAAAGGGACATAACAATGAACAATAATATTGCAGTGTTGGGGGCTCAGAGCGGAGATGAAGGTAAGGGCCATATCGTGCACTACCTCGCCCCCAACTACTCCTGGATCATTCGCTACAACGGTGGAGCCAACGCTGGTCATACCATCTACCGAGATGGTAAAAAATATGTACATAACTTATTGCCTTCTATTGATTTTCGAGCTGCTCGCTCTAAAGCTTATTTAGGGTCGGGTATGGTAATTGATTTAGAGAAGCTACTAGAAGAAGTAGTTATTGCTGAGCAAGATTTTCCGGGTGCTGCTAGTAAAATTTATGTAGATAAGAACGCTTTTATTGTTACTAATCAGCACAAATTAGAGGATAAAGCCAATAATGCTCATATTGGATCTACTAATCGTGGAATTGGTCCGGCATATACTGATAAAATTGGTAGAAAAGGTACTAGAATAACTGATTTGCTCTCTGTCAAAGAGAATGAATACTCCGCTTTATTAGATAAGCTCAAATCGTTAGGAGTAAAATTTACTTCTTTGTTAGAAGTAAAATCAGAAATGTTAGATGTCTCGCTTCTATTTGAAGGCGCCCAGGGTGTGTTATTAGATATTAACCAAGGAATTTATCCTTATGTTAGCTCTAGTGATTGTACTCTGGGGGGCATTTATGCAAATGGTTTTGCATTTGCTGCGCCTAAAACTATTTATGGGGTAGCTAAATGCTATGCCACCAAAGTGGGTGAAGGGCCCTTTCCTTCCGAAATTTTTGGCCAAGAAGCCGCCAGACTGCGGGAATTAGGCAAAGAATATGGAGCGACGACCGGCAGACCTCGTAGAATTGGCTGGTTAGATATTCCTGCGTTACAATATGCATGTCAAGTGAGCGGAATTACTCATCTAGTCTTAACTAAATTAGATATTTTAGCCGGAATGGAGCAAGTACCAGTTGCTATTAAATATCAAACTCCTGTCACGGAAGCCAAAGATTTCTTTTCTGCTTCTCCTATTTACCAGAATTTTCCTGGATGGAATCATTGTAAATTTGCCAATGATTTTTCTGAAGAGAATTTAAATAAATTTATCAACATGATTAGTACGGCGACAGGGTGTCAGATCTCTTTAGTGTCTTGTGGAACATCTCCTAATGATATTTATTGGTTATGATATGTTATGGAGCGAATT